AGAAGACGTTAATCAAGGATTAGCAAACTATACCAAACTTGCAATGCAAGGAGGTAAGAATACTAATATGACAAACACTCAATTAGTACAAGGAACTAAATCGTACCTAAAAGAAATGGACTTGTTGGCAAAAGTAACCGGCGAGACTAGAAAACAACAAGAAGATGCACAGCAAAAATTAATGTCAGATGCGCAGTATCAAGCAGCAATGGCTGGCATGGATGATAAAGTTGCTGAGTCATTCAGAAATACAGTTACTGGATTGCCCGGACCGTTACGAGATGTTGCTAAAGATATCATGGCCACTGGTTCTGCAACCACTGAAGAAAGTCAACGTTTCATGTCCATGATGCCAAAATCAGCCGCTATGATGGCAGACTTTGCTCAAAAGACGCAACGTGGAGAACAGATTAGCTTAGAAGAAAGAAACAAACTAAACAATCTTTTAGCCGAAGAAGGTAAAGCAGCCAATTCTCAATTTAAAGATATTGGTAGATATAGTGCAGACTTTGCTAAACAAACAAATATGTTCACTGCTGCTGCTGGAATTGGCAAGAATGCATTGGTAGACGGAGCAAAAGCTCAAAACGATGCTACAAAAACTACTGACGGTCAAGCTGCTGCTATGGAATCAATGAAACAGAGTCTTGCTGAAATTAGCAATACTTTTCAAATGGTTTTAGCTAATGCCAGCGGTGTTTTAAATTCAATGATGAGTATGATGAACATGCTTATCGAAGTAGTACAAAAATATGTAATTCCAATTTTTCAAGAATATCTAGTACCTGCTGTTATGTTTGCAGCGGCAGTTATAACTGATTTAATTATACCGGCATTTGTGTACTTGGTTGATAATTTGTTAGCTGCTGCGAAGACAGTTATTGAATATCTAACACCGGCATTTACTTGGCTAGGTAAAATGATTCAAGAAAATGTATTACCGGTATTCCTTAGTATTCGAAATTTTTTAGTAGATAATTGGCTTCCTGTATTAGCAGGTGTTGCTACAGTCATTGGTGCAACTTTGATTCCTACTTTCTTATCTATGATACCTGTATTGTTAACAAACATGGCACAGTATATTGCTACAGGGCTTGCAGTTGCAGCATCATTCTTACCAATTACCGCAGCAATCGTTGTGGTAGTTGCTCTGTTTAAAGCACTACGGGACAACGGATGGACCTTTGGTTCTATTATGGAAATGCTAGGCGATAAGATGGCATGGCTACGTGATAAATTTATTGCGTTTGGTTTAGATTATGTTGATATATGGTTAAGTATTGCTGAAAAAATTGCCAAATTCTTTGGTGGCGGAGATGGTATCACTGCTGCAAGAGAACAGATTAAAGCAGAAAAAGAAGAACTCGAAGCAAAACAAAAAGACAGAGATGCAAGAGCAGAAGAACGCGATCGAGTTAGGGCAGCTAATATCAAAGCTATTGAAGATGATAAAAAAGCTAAAGAAGTAGAACGTGCAAATGATCGAAAACAGCTAGCGAATGGTGATATTAAGGGTGCATTTAATGTCCCAGAATTTAAAATGCCGAGCGGTAGCAAGTTTGGCGGTGGTGGTGGCGGCGGCGGTGGCGGTGGCGGTGGAGGCACTAGTAATAGCGCCGGAGCAGCAAGTCCAACATCTTCTGCTGCAAGTGCAGTAGACTTCACTAATATGAGCCCGGAACAAGTTGCAGCCTATGCCTACAAGAATCAAAACGGAAGTCCAGCTACCGGAGGCAACGAAGCTAGCAGACGCGAAATGGAAAATAAAGCCAAAGCAGAAGCTGAAATAAAAGAAAAAGCCGCAGAAGAAATTAAAAAGAAAAATGAATCACAGAAGTCCGGCAAGCCGCCAGAAAGTGCAGAGACCTTGCTAGCGAGCTTAAATACTAAGATGGATCAACTAATCGTAATTAATCGAGGCGTACACTCACTTAATGATAAACAACTTACAGTACAACAAGGTCTTGGCAGTGACGTATTTTCGTCACCCGTATAATTTGGAAAATATATGAGCTGGAAAAAGCATTTTACACCTGTAAAAATTGATGGTACAAGCGGCACTTTTAGCCCGCTAGGTAACGGCGGTGGTAAACCCGGACCGGCCCGTACTAACTATTCAAACTATCTACCAGACGTATATGCAGGTACGCCAAATCGTGTTGAGCGTTATCAACAATACAACACCATGGACATGGACAGTGAGATTAATGCTGCCCTTGATATCCTAGCAGAATTCTGCAGCCAAAAGAATAAAGAGAATACTACATCGTTTCAAATATTTTTTAAAGGTGCACCAACAGCAACTGAAGTTAAACTATTAAAAGAAAGTCTACAGAAGTGGAACAAGATACAACAATTTGAAAATAGAGTTTTTAGAATTGTTCGTAATACCTTTAAGTATGGCGATTGCTTTTTTGTACGAGATCCAGAAACACTTAAATGGTTCTATGTTGATCCAGCAAAGGTTACTAAAGTTATTGTAAATGAAAGTGAAGGTAAGACACCTGAGCAGTATGTTATCCAGGACTTTAATTTTAACTTTAAAGATCTAGTAGCAACATCAATTCACCCAAACAATAATAGCAGTCCAGCAGGAGGTGGCGGTTATGTCACCGGTGGCGCCTTAGGTCGCGGCATGGTTGGCGCCGCCCCACAACAAACTGGTTCACGCTTTACCACAGGCACCAACGAAATTGCCATCGATGCTAAAAACGTTGTTCATATTAGTTTAAGTGAAGGTCTTGATAATAACTATCCTTTTGGCAACAGCCTGCTAGAAAGTGTTTTTAAAGTATATAAACAGAAAGAATTACTAGAAGATGCGATTATTATCTATCGTATACAACGTGCGCCAGAGCGCCGTATCTTTTATATTGACGTTGGTAATATGCCAGCGCACATGGCCATGGGCTTTGTTGAACGTGTAAAAAACGAAATTCATCAAAGACGTATTCCTAGCTCAACCGGCGGATCTTCTGCAATCGATGCTAGCTACAATCCATTAAGCATCAACGAAGACTACTTCTTTCCGCAGACAGCAGAAGGTCGCGGTAGTAAAGTTGATACACTGCCCGGCGGCACTAACCTAGGCGAAATCGATGACTTGAAGTATTTTACCAACAAGTTATTCCGCGCCTTGCGTATTCCAAGCAGCTATCTACCAACAGGTGCAGATGATAGTCAGCAGTCATTTAACGATGGCAAAGTAGGTACTGCATATATTCAAGAGCTAAGATTCAACGAGTATTGCAAACGTCTACAAAGCTTAATGGTTGAAGAATTTGACTTAGAATTTAAACTTTGGATTGTAAAGCAAGGCATTAATATTGATAACAGCTTGTTTGAATTGAAGTTTAATCCACCGCAAAACTTTGCTGCGTATCGTCAAAGCGAGCTGGATAATGCACGTATTAGTTCGTTTACTAGTCTACAAGAAGCTCCTTACATCAGTAAGCGTTTTGCATTAAAACGTTTCTTAGGGCTAACGCAAGAAGAGATCACAGAAAACGAACGTATGTGGAAAGAAGAGAACGGTGGCAAGCTAACACCAAGTAATGATGCAGCGGGCGATATGCGCTCAATGGGCATTACACCGGGCGGTATGAGTTCAGACATGGCAGATCAATCAGCAGAAGCTCCTCTAGATATGGCAGCAGCAGCTGAACCGGGCGCAGAGGGCGGCGAACCTCCACTACCAGACAGTGGCGCAACAACACCTCCACCGGCTTGATACAAATTGGCTAAATACAAGATATGAAATTATTAGAGTTTTTCTACTTTAACGACAAGAGCAACAACTATACTATCGATCGTCGCTACGAGTCGAGTAATGACGTGTCTATTTTAGATCAAGAAGATACCCGTAAGATTAGACTTACATTCAAGCAAATTAATATGTTGCGTATGCAAAGCGAAGCACACGAAGCAGAGCAAGAATCGGAACTTGGTTTTATTAGACAGATGTATGGCCAGCCACCCGCAGAACAACAACCCCAATAAACCCGCATTTGTACTAGGAAACGGCATCAGCAGACTTGTAGTTGATATCGCCGAATTGCAGCCGCACGGCACAATTTTTGCCTGCAATGCTGTGTACAGAGAAGCAGAAGTCGATCATTTGGTAGCAGTAGATGTTAAGATGGTCAATGAAATTATTGCTGCTGGGTATCATAATACCAACAATGTTTGGACAAATCCAAACAAGGGCGTTCTAGAAACTTCAAATATTAACTTCTTTGACCCACATAAAGGCTGGAGCAGTGGGCCTACAGCACTATGGCTTGCAGCATCAATGGGGCATAAAGACATCTATATTCTAGGATTTGACTTTGAAGGAGTTCAAGGCAAGTTTAATAACGTCTACGCAGATACCTTTAATTACAAGAAAAGCTATGAGCCTCCTACATTCTTTGGTAATTGGGTATCTCAAACTGAAAAGATAGTTAGAGATTTTCAAGATGTAAAGTTCCACAGACTGGTCGGAAAAAAGTTTATGACACCCCCTGCATTTAGTTCTGGACTAAATAATTACAAGAACATTTCATATAACGAGTTATCAGAAAGATTTGCAATAAATCTTAAAAAAGCCTGAAAACGATCAAAAAACTACTATATAACACCGAATTGTAATAATAGTAGTAAATAACTCGACAGCCAAATTAATACCCTAAGGAGACCAACATGGCGGATAAAACCACTATTGAGCAAATGCTCGAGCACCTAGTTAATGGTGAACAAGATAAAGCGGAAGAACTATTCCACGAATACGTTGTTGCGCAGTCACGCGAAATTTACGAAGGACTAATTGAGTCCGAAATGAGCGATGAAGAAGAAGAAGAAGCAAAAAAGAAACAACAAGAAGCAGTTGAAGAAGACTTCGAAGTAGCCGAAGGCGACGACGATGGCGAAGAGTCAGATTCAACAGATAACCTATTAGGTAATCTAGCAGGTGAAGAAGATAGCGAAGATGAAGAAGGCATGGACGAGCCAGCAACTAAGCAAGACGTAGTTGACGGGTTTGACGAACTAATGTCTAAGTTTGACGAATTAGCAGCAGGTCTAGGCGGCGATCACGAAGAGCCAGACATGGATAACATGGGCGGACCAAGCGACATGGACGCTGACAACATGGGCATGAAAGATGCATTCGAGCCACAAATGGCTACTGTAC